TAACATCTACTCCACCACTAAAAGGTCTTGAGGGATTTGATCCAATATTAGAGTATGGCGGTAAAAAAGAAGGAACTTTTAAACTAATGAAAAACACCCAGACGGAGATGGGTAAAATTAGTAATCTTATTACAGATATGACTCTAAAAGGAGCGACTCAAGACGAAATAGCAAGAGCTGTTCGTCATAGTATGGTAGTCATCGATGCTGAAAAACATAAATTAGACTATAAACAAAGCGAACTCGACAATGGTATCGCGTCTCTTAAGAAAAAATACCAAGGAACTTATGACAATGACGGCCGTTATCACGAAGGTGCTTCGACTTTAATTTCTAGGGCTAAATCTGAAGTATCTGTTTTAAAGCGTAAAGGCAGCCCTATTATTGACAAAGAAACAGGTAAACTGATTTACAAAGAGGTCTATGAGGAATACACAGACCCAAAGACTGGAAAAACCCGTGTCCGTACTCAGAAGTCTACTAGGATGGCGGAAACTGATGACGCATTTACTCTTGTGTCAGATGCTAACACTCCGGCCGAAAGAGCCTATGCAGAGTATGCCAATAAGATGAAGGCTTTAGCGAACCAGGCACGCAAGGAGATGGTAAATACCGGTAAAATAGAATACTCATCCTCTGCTAAAGCAACTTATCAAAAGGAAGTGGACTCCCTAATGGCTAAGCTTAACGTGGCCCTTAAGAATGCACCTCGTGAGAGACAGGCCCAGGTAATAGCTAATGCTGCCGTTAATGCTAAAAAGAAGGCTAACCCCGACATGAAGCCTGGTGAAATAAAGAAAATCAGTCAACAAGAGTTAACTAGAGCACGTGCCGCTGTCGGAGCCAAGAGGGAGACCATAAAGATTACTGATCGTGAATGGGAAGTCATCCAGGCAGGAGCTATCAGCGAGAACAAACTCATGCAGATCCTAAATAACACGGACATTGACGATCTTAGACAACGAGCTACTCCAAGAAATACGACCTCATTGAGTACAGCTAAGATTAACAAAATTTCTTCTATGAACGCTTCTGGTTACAGCACTGCCGAAATTGCTGATGCTCTTGGAATTTCAACAACCACCGTATCTAAATACTTGAAAGGAAAGGAGTGATCTGTTTATGCGAAGATGTATGATAACAACGTTTGATAACCCTTATGACCCATTCGAACAGTTCACTTCTTGGTTCTTGTTCGATGTGGAAAAAGGTTACAATACTTGTTCGTATTTAGGAAGAATTGCTCGAACTTCAGATCAATTGTCAGAAGAAGAAAACAACCTGGAAATCGAAAGAGCAATTGATGAAATCATTAAATACGATTTCAGAAACATCTACAAGAAGGTCACAAGGCAAGATACTGATACCTACTGGTAAAGATTACAGAAATGTAGCCAAACAAAAACGGTTATGACTCTCGACGGTGGATGATATAAGGGGTGTCGCTTACCTAAATGTAGCCAAACAAAAACGGTTATGACTCTTGGGGTGTCGCTTACCTAAATGTAGCCAATTTACTATTTAATAGATGAAAGGAAGTTATTCTTGTGAAAAAGAGATTTTTCTAGATAATTTTCTAAACAAAAAACGGTTATGACTCTCGACGGTGGATGATATAGGGGGGGGTGTCGCTAAAACTGCACCCCCCTCCGTCATCGCGCCGGCTCTAAAAATATCTCCGGAGGGAATTTTTTGAGTATCATTCTATACTTTTTATAGCGCTTAACAGGGCTCATAAGGTTTAACCGTTTATAATATCTTTCTTTTCTCCTTTCAAAAGGTTTTAGGTTAGCTTTATGAGCTCTGTTAAGTGCTATAGAAGTATAAATGAACTCTGTGAATTCCAAGCAAAACATAACAATAATTCAATAAATATTAAACGAGAGGAGGCAGTAAGGATGAAGAAAGCTAAGACTGTAACCTCTTCTGAAAAATCTAGAAAGTTGAGACCGGCTTTATCTTCAGAAGCTAGGGAAAATCAATTGATATCCTTAGCTGTTGACCTTGCTGAAAAACAGTTGCTAGAAGGAACTGCTTCTTCTCAAGTCATTACACATTTTTTAAAGCTCGGTTCAACTAAAGAGAAGATCGAAAAAGAAATTCTCATGAAACAGAAAGAGTTGATTGAGGCCAAAACTCAATCGTTACAGTCGGTGCAAAGAATAGAGGAATTATATAAGAATGCTCTTGATGCTATGAGGAATTATAGCGGGCAAGGTGATCCAGATGACTATTAAGACATATTCGGAATTAATTAAATTTCCTACTTTCGAAGAGCGTTATCGATATTTAAAGTTAAACGGAAAAGTAGGAGAAGTAACTTTTGGTTTTCAAAGATGGGTCAATCAGGAATTTTATCATTCAGTTGATTGGTTAAGATTTAGAGATAAGATAATTGTTCGAGATAATGGATGTGATTTGGCTGTAGACGGTTTTTATATTTATGGACCAATTATTATTCATCACATCAACCCGATTACTTATGATGATTTAATAAATCGAAGTCCGGCCATCTTTGACCCAGAGAATGTAATTTCAACAAAGCTTTCAACACATAATGCAATCCATTATGGCGACGAAAGTCTATTGATTCTAGCACCGATAGAACGAACTAAAAATGATACATGTCCATGGAGACATAAATAAAAGGAGGAAAGCAAAAATGTATCAGGATAATCTTCTTAAAGATGACTATCGAATCGAGGAACACGAAGAGTCTAAAAACTCTGAAGGTATAAAAATGGGTTTTGTTACAAATTGTAAAAAGCTAAACATTCGAGAGGAACCTAAAATAGATTCCGCTATTGTTTGCGAAGTTGATTATCAAACAGAACTCATGATTGACGAAAATGAATCGACAGAAGAATTCTATAAAGTTTTTACGGCTGCCGGAATTGAAGGATTCTGTATGAAAAAATTTATTACAATCCAGAAGTAAAGGAGAAACGCTATGGAGAGTATACTAACATCAATTAAAAAAATGCTTGGAATTGCGGAAGAGTATACACACTTCGATGCGGACCTTATTATGCACATCAATTCTGTATTTGCAATTCTAACCCAAATTGGTGTTGGTCCCTCTGAAGGTTTTTCAATCAAAGACGAATTATCTGTGTGGGAGGACTTTGTTCCAGAAAATTCAAAATTGGAATTAATAAAGTCTTATACGTACATGAAGGTAAAACTGTTATTCGATCCTCCTCTTAGCTCTTCCGTAATTGAATCTATGAACCGAATTATTTCAGAGCTTGAGTGGAGAATTCAAGTTGCTACTGATTCGGTAGATTCTAATTAGGAGGTGATCCAAAAAATGAGCAATACATTAATACATTACGGCATTCTTGGTATGAAGTGGGGTATTCGAAGAACTCCAGAACAGTTAGCGAGAGCTAGAGGACGGTCTACGACCGATAAGAGGCATGAAGATTACAAGAGGGCCCACACACCAAAGAGTATTAAATCTATGAGTGACGCCGAGCTTCGTGCTCGACTAAATCGTCTTCAAATGGAACGGCAGTATTCAGAGTTATCTCCTAGCGGTATACGTAAAGGAAGTGAGTATGTTCAGAAAATAATTAAGACTGGTACTACAGTTGCGGCTGTTACTACCACTGCTCTCACTATTTACAATAACGCAAATAAAATTAAAAGAATTATAGAAGGTTAAATCTGATAAGGAGAGTCTAATATGGCATTATCAAACACCGCCGTTCCAAAGTATTACGGCATGTTTAGAGATGCCGTAATTCGAGGAGAAATTCCAGTATGCAAAGAAGTTTCAATGGAGATGAACCGTATAGACGATCTTATAGCGAATCCTGGAGTGTACTATGATGATCAGGCAGTTGAAGGATGGATTCGATATTGTGAAAACGAATTGACATTAACAGACGGTTCAGATCTTAGGTTACTTGATAGTTTTAAACTATGGGGTGAACAAGTATTTGGATGGTATTATTTTGTAGAGAGAAGCGTATATGAACCAAATCCAGATGGACACGGAGGTCGTTACGTTAAAAAGACGATAAAGAAAAGATTGATTAATAAACAATATCTTATCGTCGGAAGAGGCGCGGCTAAATCTTTATACGACTCTTGTATGCAATCATATTTTCTCAATGTCGATACAACCACTACTCATCAGATTACGACAGCTCCAACTATGAAACTTGCCGAAGAGGTAATGTCTCCTATACGAACAGCTATTACGCGGTCTAGAGGACCGCTTTTTAAATTTCTGACTGAAGGTTCTTTACAAAACACAACCGGTTCAAAAGCCAATCGTGTAAAATTGACTTCTACAAAGAAAGGAATTGAGAATTTTTTAACTGGTTCGTTGATTGAGATTCGTCCGATGTCTATTAACAAACTCCAAGGACTTAGATGTAAAATTGCAACAGTAGACGAATGGCTTTCCGGAGATATACGAGAAGATGTTATCGGTGCAATTGAGCAGGGCGCTTCTAAAGTTGACGATTATTTAATCATTGCGACTAGTTCAGAGGGTACGATTCGTAATGGAAGCGGAGACACAATCAAAATGGAGTTGATGGACATTCTCAAAGGAGACTACATCAATCCGCATGTTTCGATTTGGTGGTATAAACTCGATTCGATCGATGAAGTCTCTGATCCACGAATGTGGGTCAAGGCTAATCCCAATCTTGGAAAGACCGTCAGCTATGAAACTTACCAATTGGATGTTGAAAGAGCTGAAAAGGCTCCGGCTGCTAGAAATGATATTCTTGCCAAACGTTTTGGTCTTCCTATGGAGGGATATACTTACTTCTTTACTTATGAGGAGACATTGCCTCATAGAAAGAGAGATTATTGGCAAATGCCATGCGCTCTAGGAGCAGATCTTTCTCAAGGAGACGATTTCTGTTCGTTTACGTTTTTATTTCCATTATCAAATGGTTGCTTTGGTGTAAAAACTCGAAACTACATAACTTCTACCACATTAATGAAACTCCCTTCCGCTATGCGGGTTAAGTATGAACAGTTTATGGCGGAGGGTAGTTTGATTGTATTAGAAGGAACTGTTCTGGATATGATGGATGTTTATGACGATCTTGATAACCATATTGTAGAACGTGGTTATGATGTCCGCTGTTTCGGGTATGACCCGTATAATGCAAAAGAATTTGTCGAGAGATGGAAATCTGAAAACGGTCCGTTTGGTGTCGAAAAGGTTATACAGGGTGTAAAAACAGAATCCGTTCCTCTAGGAGAGTTAAAGAAACTTTCTGAGGAGCGGATGCTTTTATTTGATGAGGAACTTATGTCTTTTGCTATGGGTAACTGTATCACACTTGAAGACACTAACGGAAATCGTAAATTGTTTAAAAGACGATATGAGCATAAGATCGACGCTGTGGCTGCTATGATGGACGCTTATATCGCTTATAAAGCTAATAAAGATGCTTTTGAGTAAAAAAAAAAGGGGGTGGTTAGTATATGGATAATGAAATGATTCATTACGGCGTTCTAGGAATGAAATGGGGCGTTCGAAGAACTCCGGCTCAACTTGGCCACCTGACTAAAAAAGATAACAAATGGATTAAGAAAAAAGCCGCGAAAATTACGGAGGAGGCCCGTAAGAAATCTTCGAAAGAATTAATGGAATATGCCAACGAGTTAATGAAAGACCCAAATGCTTTTAATAAATCCGGTAAACTCAGTGCGGCTACCATTAATTCTTATAACAAAAAAATGGCTTCTCTAATGAACGAACAAGTTTCCAACTTAACAACACCATCTGGCAAAGTTGTGCGATTTGTAGCCAAACGAGGAGAAGTTGGAGTTTTCATGGCTCTTGCTGATCAAGGATATAACATGAACCAACTAAAAAATGGGATCTATGAGTCAGGGAAAGTGGCATACAGAAAAACCGTAGTTGATAAGGTCTAAACAAAAAAAGGGGGGAGGGCGGTAATTCAAAATGGAGAATTCATTTACTTCCAGATTAAAACATGCTTGGAATGCTTTTTTTAACAAAGACCCCACCGATTATTTCAAAAATGTCGGAACTAGTTATACTTATCGTCCGGATAGACCGAGACTAACACGCGGAAATGAGCGTTCAATAGTAACTTCGGTATATAATCGGATTGCTTTAGACGCTTCTTCAGTTAGTATTCAGCATGTAAGACTTGACAAAAACAATCGTTTCCTATCCGTCATCGATTCTGGGTTAAACAACTGCCTTACCGTTGAAGCCAACCTTGATCAAACCGGAAGAGCATTTATTCAGGATATAGTTATGTCAATGTTGGATGAAGGAAGTGTAGCTATTGTTCCGGTTGACACAACCTTTAATCCCGAAATTACTGGTTCTTATGATATTCTCTCAATGCGAACTGGACAAATTTTAGAATGGTATCCGAGTCATGTTAAGGTTCGTGTTTATAATGAGAAAACAGGTCGTAAAGAAGATATTGTGTTACCGAAGAGTACAGTTGGTATTGTAGAAAATCCTCTATACGCCGTTATTAATGAACCAAATTCAACTATGCAGCGACTTATTCGTAAACTTAACCTTTTAGATGTTGTAGACGAACAAAGCAGCTCTGGTAAGTTGGATTTGATTATTCAATTACCATATATTATTAAGACCGAGGCAAGGCGTCAACAAGCCGAAAAACGGCGTCAAGATATAGTAGACCAATTAGCAGGTTCAAAATATGGTATTGCTTATACTGATGGCACAGAGCGTATTACGCAGTTGAATCGTCCAGTCGAAAACAATCTAATGAAACAGATTGAATACCTAACGAGTATGCTATACAGCCAGTTAGGAATCACTCAAAGCATTTTAGATGGTACGGCTGATGATAAGACAATGCTAAATTATTATAATCGTACTATTGAACCTATTCTTTCAGCCATCGTTGACGAAATGAAACGAAAGTTTCTAACTAAAACAGCTCGATCACAATTACAGTCGATTTTATTCTTCAGAGATCCGTTTAAGCTTGTTCCAGTTAACGAAATTTCTGAAATTGCTGATAAGTTTACTCGAA